TCCCTGAATGGGTGGTTAGACCCAAATGTAAATATCCAGTTTTGCACCCTGCCCTCCCTATCTTCCCGTCAAGTCATCACAATAGATTTGCTGTTCGCCAATATCAAAAGACCTAATTAGCGTATCGCCAATAGCCTTATCGAAATTAAAGAAGTTTAATTTGTTGTCACGGACTTGCATCCACATAGCCTTAACATAGACTATCTGCTTGCCATCCTCATTATAATAGTTGACTAAATAAGTCCTAGTTTCCATATGCTCTCCATCACTCCGTTGCGGGCTGAACGCCCAAGTTAATTGTTTATGTGTTCAATTCTCACTATTAAGAATGAGAGAGTATACAATTGGCTCTGAAACGACATGATGTAGCTTCACAAGTGTACTAAGCACAGCAATAGCGGTGCATCTCTCTCAATATTCCTCATTGCTTACAGCCATATGTATGTGGCTATATTGGTTGCAACTGCGAAGCAGGGGTCTGTGGAAGCACCCCTGTCGATTACTAACTGATGAGAGCTGTGAACTCTGCAATGTCAGATTCTGGCACGACACAGTCAATTGCACCTGAAGCGAAGCGAATCTCGCCTGACTTGGTGTCAAATGTCATGTCACAGGTTTGGAGCTTGGAGGTTTTGATGGTCATACCCTTGCGAGTGACCTTACCTGTGAATAGAATGTCGTCTGTAAATTTGATAGTAGACATGGTGATGTCCTTTCATCTAAATTAACGGAAAATAACGAAAACTCATCATGTAAAAACACAATGCTAGGGGGTACTGGTTGTAAGGTTACACGGATACGGAACTTCCAGAAATTTAAAACAAATTGAGGTTTTGCGAAGGGGAAAAATTAACGAAAGGGTTTCCACAGAGTTTTTTTCGGTGGGGATTCCAGGGGATGTAAGAGAATTTTTTAGTGGAGTGAAAATAAACGAATTGCGAGTGGCCCGGGTCAGTTATTAATTAAATATCTTCTCTCCTCAGACCTCAGCGGTAGCAATCTACTCTAATAATCGTGCCAAAGCAAGAAAAAAAGTGAAAACAGTGAAAGTTAATGTAATTAGATAGTTATGCCTTTAAATTATTAGGTTGGATTAAGTTTTTGCCTTAAAATTTTCTGTGGGGAGGAAATATCTTGACTTGGGCAAGCTCTATAATGTATATTGTTTACATGAATAAAAGAAATATACCAAAAGAGCTTGAGCGTATAGGCGAAATACTATCTATTGCATTACACAACAATAAAAATGGTATCAAAAACTCAAAAGCACTTAATTATGAATATAACAAACTATGCTGGGCTAATGACATTGACCCAAACTTTAGATTGAAAACTGGCAAGAAATTAATTGATGGCAAGCAAATAAAAAGAAATCTTAATAGAGCTGTAAAGAAAAGCCTATAATGCCTCAAGTCCATGAGTTTACGAAACATGATGTAGTCGTTGAATGGCAGCATATTCGCAGCAGGCTAGACAGTACCTATGAGCGTCACTTGGTCTTTGACTGCGTTGCCGACTTTGAGACATACTTCATGATGGAGCAGGGTATTATACCTGAACTCATAGAGAATTGGCGTCACAGCGCAAAAGGTGACTGGGTGAAGGCTGATGATGGTGGTGTATGTCAAGTGCTTAGGCGTAAGGTGCATATCCCGCATCCTAAGGATGGTAAGAAGAAGGGCAAATATACCTATGCGAAGAATGGCTACGTTGGCACTATAGTCGGCACATTTATAGCAAATGACAATATTAAGATGGATACAGATTTCCTTGCTCACCCCTCCCGCTACAGCTTTAAGAAAATAGACCCTGCAACATATGTACCGAAACAACGACAGACAAGACTGGGCAATAAGAAGCGAGACTTCATAGCACAAGTGGTAGTCCTTTCACAGAGCATGAAGTTTTATGAGATGCTAATTGTTGCCTATCAGCGAGCATTTCACTGGAAGGGTTCTCCAATGCTTGCCTACAAAAAAGGACTTGAACTTTTAAGGAATGAGACTCTAGTGAAAGTATTAGCAGACCAAATCAAAGTGGCGGCCGAGAAGCATGACGTAACTGTGGACTATATTATTGGTGGCATTAAGAATATAGCAGATACAGCTAGGCGTGAGGATGTTAGCCTGAATGCATTCGTAACTCTCGGCAAGATGATTGGGATGGATGATGATGACCAAGACCCAGCGAATCAGTTAAATGAGGGCTTTCAGGGTTTTGGCAAAGATAAGCAAATTGAAGATGGTAAGCCAGTTCCTGAGAAGGATGAGGCAGAAGAGGCCGACTTCACAGATATTGAAAGTGAGTTTGGCGTATCGCTCACAGAATCACCTAAGCCAGAGGCAAAAACTGAAACAGTCACCGCAGATGGCGATGACATAACCGCTTATAAATAAGGGAAACACAGAATGAGTGAAAGTGCAGTATCAACAATAGTTGACAGGGATGAGGTAGAGCAGGCCAAAAAGTCTACTCGTCTGAATGTGGCAGATGGGATGCCAAAGTACAAAGCCCATAAAATTATACAGGCATTGAAAATTGATGAAGGTCGCATTACAACAAGCGGTACATTGCTTATTCCTGCCAACAGGGATTATGACCCCTTCATCGTTACCCGTGCCTTTTCCTCCAAACACATGCCTGGTGGCGGTGGCTACTTTGTACGCTACAAAGATGGCTACGAGAGTTTTTCGCCTGCCGAAGCTTTTGAGGATGGTTATACAGCGTTGGAAGATGGCCTTGAAGAGGATTCGACTGCAAGTGAGATACTGGCTAAGGTTAAGGCAGACCTTGCGGAGTCTAATGCGAAAGTTATTGCACTTGAGAAGTCTGCACCGAAAGTGGCTGAAGCACTCAGGAAGGCTGAGTTTAGAATTGAAGAACTCACAGAGAAGAATGATGAGCTTGTACGCATTAACCTTGATGTGAACGAAGAACTCGCCAAGTCTAACAGTGACCCGAAGGTGGCAGAAGAGGCTGTTAAGTCTCTAACCGCCGCTTCTGCTTTTAAAGAGCAGGTTCCGGATGAGGAGATTGTCGTAGACGATACTCCAGACAGTGACTCTGAGATTGAAGTTGTACCTGTTGTCAAAAAGAAGTCTGCACCTAAAAAAGCTCCAGATAACAGAAAGCAATAGTCATGGCTGTAAAACTAAGACCAACTAAGGGTCGTTTCATTATGAGGCCACATGACGTTGGAGAAGTGAAGACCGAGGCTGGCATTATCTTACCTCAAGCAGTAATGCCTGAGTTCGGTGAAGTTATGCGAGCATTTGAAGTTATTAGTGTTGGCGAACCGCTTGAAAGTAATGAGTATGCAATGCCCGAGAAGGGTTCTAATGTATTATGCCCCTGGTTTGCAGGACAGGAGATACGCCTCAATGATAAGGAATATCGCCTTTGTCAGCCAGAGCAAGTCTGGGCTATTATTGACGGCTTTGTCTCGCAGGCAGATGCGCCAAAGGTCGGTAAGGTCTAATGGGCGTTAGACTCACAGATAGCGAACTCTTCTGGGAACTCGATGCTGAGTTGCGTAAGGGTGGTAGTGTATCTATGAGTGGTAGTAATTTTGTTGTTAAGAACCGCAGGGATGAACCTTTTTATGGGGATTCCCTGCAAGTGGCTGTTTCACGTATGTGTGAGAGCTGGGAGGAACACGAGATGTTCCAAATGCCACGTAAATAAAGGATGGGAAACATGGAGAAGACAACGAACTTTGGTGCTAAAGAAGTTAAGATTGAGTATATTGAGCCTAGTGACTTCTACCCAAATCCAGAAGCAAGGACTCATTCAGAACTATTCGATGAATCGAACCCTCGCCTTCCTGAACGTGCTGTTGCTTCTAAGAAAGCTAATGGTGCCGGACGATTGGGCGAAGCCCAGACTATAATGTTAAGTGACTTAGAACAAGAAAAATAATGGAAACCGTAAGCCATATAGAGCAAGTCAAGCCTATTGTAACTCCAATGGAGTATGCTGAGGAACGCAAGACTGGCAAGATTAAAACCTTCAACATCTTAAAGGGTAATCCCTCTAAGGAAGAGAAGATGCTCTATATGGCTTTCCGTAAGACTATAGTGTTTGGCAAGATGTTCCTTGCAGGTGACTTTATGAAGTCTGCTACGCCATTCTTCCACTATGAAATATGTGACGAGTTGGATTCAGATAGCGAGAAACCCCTTGCTGTTATCCTTCCGCGAGAAAGCGCAAAAACAACTCTGGTCAAAGGTAGTATCTTACATGACTTCTTCTTTGCCAAACTAGCTTATGAGTGGGGTTGGCGTGACTATGACGAAAAGCTATTCTACGTCTGGGTAGCCAAATCTCAAAAGGACTCTTTTACAAATGTTGAATACATCGCAATGCACTTTGCAGACAACCAGAAGTTCAAGCGTTATTGTAAGAATTGGAAAGGAAAGACTTGGAACAAAGAAGAGCTTGTACTTTACAATGGGTGCAGGTTATCGTCATTCTCGACTTTGCGTTCAGCACGTGGTCAAACCCTACCAGACATTGAACAAGGGGCGCAGAGAATATCAAGAGCCTTCATTGATGATGCCGAAAACGAAGAGAACACCAAAACTGCAAAGTCGAGAGATAGCCTCAAAGACAGTTTACTCAACGGCCTTCTCCCTGGTATTGAAAAGAATTTCCCAAAAAGGAGAATGATTTTTACAGGTACACCTGTCCACTTTGATGCTATGGCACAGAATCTACTCGATGACTGGGCTACAGTTGTAAAAGAGGGAACTCAGGAAACTTATCCTTGGAAGGTGATTACCTACAAGTCTACACAACCTACAATGCCTGGTGGTGTCCTATGGCACTCACACAATCCTAGACACGTTCTTGATGGCATAAAGGCAGTCTACGAAAAAGGGCCAAGGGGTGTTGGTGGCTACAATCAGGAATATGAACTGGAGGTGCAATCAAGTGAAGATGCTAAGTGGTCTAAGGAGCACATTAGATTCCATGATGGACAGTATATGTTCATTGAGGGTCAGAGTTACCTTCATCTTAATGGCGAGCTTATTCCTGTTAATGTATTCGTTGGCTGTGACCCTGCTACTGATATTGATAACAATACTTCTGACTATTCAGTTATTATGGCGGTGGCTGTTGACGCGCAAGGGCGAAAATATGTACTTGAGTATGAGCGTCACAGGTCTATACCTAC